CTTGAGTATTATTGAAAAACTGATTAGACACGTTAGAATTATACTCTCTTATATCATATCTACATACTGGACAACGACAATTGCTCCTGAACCAATTCATAATATGTTCGTTGTGAAATGTATGTCCGCAATGTCTAATAACAGTGACTATGTCATTATCATTAAATTCATCCATTGAAATAGGACAAGATGTATTTATTGGTCTAGCAATATCACAATATCTAACTCTTCTAGTAGCAATTTCAATTTGAGATAGTGTTGGATATATTTGAACTGGTTGAAATAAATTCTCGAATTCCCTTAAGAGTTCTGTTGTAGAAAAACCATTTCTATAAGTATTATTAATCCTGTTTCTATTAATAGGAATTGTATATTCATCAATCAAATAATTAATATTTCTACTATTTTCATTTGATATATTATTTTCAAAATTATTTGAATTATTATCAAATCTTCTAGAATGATTTCGTCTATTATGTCTAGTTCCTTGATTTACATTTAATAATTGAACTAATGTGTTTCGAATTTGGTTATTTGAATTATTTAAATAATTTATATTTTGAATTAAATTATTAATTTGAATAAGATTATCATTATACATAGTATTTAAAATATTTAATAATAATACGGATTCATTTTCGGGTCTAAAAGTATTATAATTATTATTCATAATTATATATTATGAAATATGTTTAAATATAAAATATATAATAATATATTGTTCAAATGGATATAACAAAATATGAAAATAAAGGTTTAAGTGGACTAGCAAATCTAGGTAACACTTGTTTTATAAATTCATGTATTCAGATTTTATCACATACTTATGAACTAAATAATTTTTTAAATAATGAAACATATAAAAAGAAATTAAAAAATAAATATGAATCGGCGTTACTTATTGAATGGGATAATTTAAGAAAAATTTTATGGAATGATAATTGTATTGTTTCGCCTGGTAAATTCATAACTACTATTCAAAAAGTAGCGAAATTAAAAAATGTGGAAATTTTTACAGGATATTCACAGAATGATGTATCAGAATTTTTATTATTTTTGATAGATTGTTTTCATACATCTCTTTCGAGGGAAATATCAATAACAATTTCGGGAAATCCAGAAACGGATACAGATAAACTTGCTATAAAATGTTTTGAAATGGTAAAAAAAATGTATTCGAGTGATTATTCAGAAATTTGGAATTTATTTTATGCAGTAAATGTTTCAGAAATTACAAGAGTTGATAATGGAAAAGTTTTAAGTATAAATCCAGAACCTTTTTTTATGATAGATTTGCCTATTCCACCAAACAATAAATCACCTTCATTAATTGATTGTTTTAATTACTATGTTGAAGGAGAAATAATACAAAATTATACAGATGAAGAAACAAAAGAAAAAGTAGATATTAAAAAAAAAATATCATTTTGGTCATTTCCAAATATTTTGGGAATTGATTTTAAAAGGTTTAATAATCGTTTTCAAAAAAACCAAATTAGTATTACATTTCCTCTTGATAATTTAGATTTATCAGATTATGTTATTGGATATAAAAAAGAAAATTTTAAATATGAATTATATGGGGTTTGTAATCATAGTGGTAGTGTAATGGGTGGACATTATACTTCATATGTAAAAAATGCAAATGGAAAATGGTATCACTATAATGACACATGTGTTTCAGAGGTTGGAATAAATGAAACGATTGTTTCTCCAAAAGCATATGTGTTATTTTATAGAAAAAAACAATAACTTGGTATTTTTTTAACTATTTATATATTATAAATGGAAGTAGTAAATACGACAACAACAACTGATCCTATTAATATGTATAATAATTTAAATAATTTTATATTGAATCCAATGGTATTTATTATAGTAATTTTAATTGTTGTAACATATTATGCTTTTTCATCATCTTTAGGAAAGGATAATTTAGGAACTAGTGAAGAAACAACTGGTGGTGGTATATTTGTAGTAATCATTATTGCTATTTTAGTAATTTTAATTTTAGTAAATGCTTTACAATACTTTTTTAGTATAAATGTTACAGCTTATATTCAAGGATTATTTTCACCAAAAACCACAGTTGATATAGTAGTTGATCAAAGTACATATCATCCATCATCTGTTCCTGAGATAAAATTTAAAAAGCAGGTATTTAATATTCCAGGTAATTATTATACTTATGATAATGCTAAGGCATTATGTACTGCTTATGGTGCTAAATTAGCTTCTTATGACCAAATTGAAAAAGCTTATAATAATGGTGCTGAATGGTGTAATTATGGATGGTCAGATAATCAATTAGCTTTATTTCCAACACAGAAGAAAACATACGATACTCTACAAAATATTCCAGGTCATGAGAATGATTGTGGAAGAACAGGTGTAAATGGAGGTTATATAGCAAATCCTAACGTTAAATTTGGTGTAAATTGTTATGGATACAAACCAAAAATAACTTCAGATGAAGAAGAATTAATGAAAACTTCACCTCCTTATCCAGAAACTCCACATGATATTGCTTTTCAAAAGAAAGTAGATTTAATGAAAAATAATTTAGATCAAATATTAGTTTCGCCATTTAATCATAATACATGGGGTGAAATCTAATTATTATTAGAGTGATAAAAAAAATTATCTTCTTCTGAAATAAATATAGATTTATATGTATCATTATGTGGTGTATAAATGGTTTTTAACACAAGTAAATTAAAATAAATTAATATATGATAAATTAAAAAAATCAATAAAAACCTCAAGATACTTATATTATATATATGTTTTGCAAATGAATAAATTTGTATTCCCCATGGAACAGATTGTAAAACAATTATTATTTTATTATTTTCTACAACAATATTATTTCTACAAATTGGACATGACTTATTCTTATGGAGCCAAATTTGTAAACAATTATTATGAACTGCTACATCACAATTACAATTAGAAAAATATAATAGCTGTTTCCGTAAACTTGTGGGTTTGTTTTCAAAATTAGTTTTATATTCAAAACATATAACACATTCATTATATTGTTCTTGAATTACATGTTCATAATAATCATTATAGGGTTCGTAAACTCTAAAAAGCATTATTTATATTAAAATAATAATTTAATATAAATAATATATTTTACTTAATTCTTTTTGTTCTTCCTTTTTTAGAATAATTTTTATTTTTTCTTGTCATTCTCTTTTTTATTGATTTTGCTTGAATATTATTTTCTTTAACAAGTTCTAATAATTTTTCATGTAAATCATCATGAACTACATCATCATCATCATCATCATCGCTAGCAGAATTATTATGTTTAACTTCTTTATATTTACCACCAGAAGTAATACGATTGTTATATGATAATGCCCAATTGGGAACAACAAGGTCGTTAAATAAATCAGAAACTTTATCGAGTTTTCCACCAGTTTGTTCTGTATTAATTGTCATAATTGGAGACATTCCATTTTTCAACATAATAGAATTGACACTAAATCCTCCAGAATGAACACCTCCTTCAATATCATTATTAAAAACTAATTCACTTGCGCCAATATAATCTAATTCACTCATATAAATAGTTGATATATAATTTAATTATTAGAAAAGCGCTTTATTTCAGGCACTATTTTGACAACTCGTTTTTGTTTAATATGCTCCATAATAACATTAACTTGAGATTCATTTTTAATAATCTCTCCAAGAGTTTTCTCTAAATATTTAAAAGTTAATGGTTCATGTACTTTTGTATTAGTAAATTTTAGTTTATCATTATTTACTTTAATTGTAGTGTCCACCATATTATTAGTCTTCGCATAATTTGTTAAATTAATTTCAAGTGAATTTCTTTGTTCCCTCAATTGTATTACTTGTTCATTAAGTTTTTTAAGTTGATTATCAATTTGAACCCATTGTTGAATTTTATTTTCGAAACTCATGATTAATATAAATTATTAAAAATATATTTAAATTCTAATTTAAATACAAAAATAATTAATGGTGAAATAGTCTACGTGTTTTACCACCTTTTCTCTTACGACCATAAGTTTGTTGAGCACCTAAAAGAGCTAACGGAACAACAGCTTGGTTAACGACTTCGCCTAAAAATCCTCCACGTTTTTTATTTGTTTTACCACCTTTTTTCTTACGTCCATAAGTTTGTTGAAGACCTAAAAGAGCAACAGGAACAACAGCTTGGTTAACGACTTCGCCTAAAAATCCGCCACGTTTATGTTTACCTTTACCTCCAGCAGATTGAACTAAATTTAAATTACTACTATTAGGCATTTGAGATGTTGGTGTAACATTTTGTCCTTGAGCACCAATAATAACGTTTCCTTGAACTTGACCATAAGGTCCTGATTGGTCCATTGTTCTAGTCCATTGGGAAGGACCCTGGCCATTAACATACATTCCATAACTAGCTCCATCTGTATATGATCCGCCTCTCATTTTACGACTTCTATGTCTACGACTATGTCTTGGCATTATATAATCTAATGAGAATAAAAAATAAAACGATTTTGCCTAAAATTCTTCCGCAAAGTTTAAAACAATTTATTAACAAGTTCCTTGTTTCGTATTATTAAAATTAAAATTATAAGAATTGCTAATATCATTATAAATATTAAAAATACTAATGACATGATAATGTAAATATATGGATTAATTTCATATAAAATAAAATTAATAACAGGTTTTAATAGCATTTTAAATTCATTTTTTATATCTTCTCTTTTTAAAATATCTAAACATTGTTGAACAATAGAATCCTTCATACTTATCTTAAAGAGAATTAATAGAATAATTTTGCGTGTTAAAAAAAAATTATTTTTCTATATTTTGAGTAATATGGAAAATATAATTGAACCGAATGACTCGTTTGACTTTTCAAAACTTTCTTTAGCACATCCGACCGGTATTCAAGGTGGAGCATATTTTACCAAAATCGAATTCAATAAGAAACCATTATATATACAAACTTTTAAAAGTTTAACAAGACAAGGGTTTGTTAAAACTGGTAAAAAATATTATTGTGATTTAATGTTTGATAAAAATTCTGAAACTCTTATTCATTGGTTCGAAAATTTAGAAGAAAGATGTCATAAACTTATTTATGAAAAAAAAGATGCTTGGTTTCAAGGTAATTTAGAGGAATCTGATATTGAAACTGCTTTTACTCCATTGATTAGAATTTATAAATCTGGTAAGTATTATTTATTAAGAACTAATATTAAAAATAATAAAGATGATATTCCGGCTGTTAAAATTTATAATGAAAAAGAAATTACATTAAATATAAATGATATAACTCCTGAAACTGAAATTATATCTATTTTAGATATACAAGGTATAAAATTTACATCAAGAAATTTTCAAATTGAAATTGAATTAAAACAAATTATGGTTCTAGACAGTGATCCGATATTTGATAGTTGTCTAATTAAAACAAATAAGAAAAATGATAAACCTTTAGAAGAATTTATACAACCAGTAAGTTTACAAGAATCTTCTATAGATGAACAACCGTTGAATGGTGATTTAAATAATTTAATTGGAGAGATAAAAATTGAACAACCAGTTGTAGAAAAGAATGAACCAAATATTTTAGAGACTTTAGATACTTTAGAAGATATTTTACAAACAGATGAACCAAAAGAAGAAAATATATCTATTGAATTTGAAGACTTAATTGAAGATATTGAGGAAAACAATGATGATTTAAGAGAAATAAATAATGATGATTTAAATTTAGACAAAAATGATTCATCATTAACATTAAAAAAACCTAATCAAGTTTATTTTGAATTATATAAGGAAGCAAGGAATAAAGCAAAACAAGCAAAAAAGAATGCCATTTTAGCTTATTTAGAAGCAAAGAATATTAAGAAAACTTATATGCTTGAAAATATTAATGATAGTGATAGTGATTTTGACGCCGAAATAGATGAAGCTTCAGAAAGTGAATTGGAAGGTCTTTAAAAAAAGAAAGTTTTAGGATAATTAATATTAATCATAAAAATTATTTTATCATTAATTTTATATAATGAGTGTCTCTTTAAAGAAACTATGGAATGACTACGGAATTGGAGCCATAATTATTTTACTAATTCTAGCCTATGTTGTATATGCATTCGCTTGTTATTTAGGTGCCAAAGGAATGCCTGGACCTGAATCCAACTCTCAAATGCAAGCTCAGTATAAAAATACCAATGCTGCTTATTCTGGCGCTGTTCGACCTTCAGAACCTCTAGGACAAAATGAAGTATTTGCTTCTGCTAATGGTGCTCAAACTTCTATGCCTGGTATTCCTTCTTCTTGTTCTAAGCCTAATGTTCAAAATCCTGCCGAACTTTTGCCTAAGGATACCAACTCTCAATGGGCTCAATTAAACCCTTCTGGCAAGGGAGAACTTGCTAACGTTAATTTGTTAAAAGCTGGCTACCACATCGGTATTGATACTGTTGGACAATCCTTGAGAAATGCTAACCTTCAAATTCGTTCTGAACCTCCTAACCCTCAATTGTCAGTGGGACCCTGGAACCAATCGACTATTGAGCCAGATTTTATGCGAACTCCTTTGGAGTTGGGGTCTGGTCCTCAATAAATTATTTTGTGACGGCAACTTTTAAATAATATCAAAATCTTTATATTCATTATTTTTACACATATAAATATTTTGTTCTATATTTACGTCTGTGAGTTTTATTTTTTCTAATTTTTTTTTTATGAGTTTTTTTCCTTTTATATCTTCCACCTGTAAGTGTTAATTGTGGATTGAATAAAAATGTAAAATCTATGATGTTTGTATCGGGATTAATTTGTTTTTTCATAGTAATATCATGTTGAAATTTTTGACCACATACAGAATCTATTTCAAATCCCATTTGTTTATAACGAGGAACTAAAAAATTAGCATTTGAAGGATCATTTTCCACAAATAATTTTATATCACTCTTTCTTAAATTTTGAGCTACTAATTGTTCCATTAAAATAAACATTACATCGACCGGAACTCCCGTTGACCCTGTATTAGTCTTTTCTTGTAAAATTACATCCATTGGAGATATTTTACAAACATCATTAATCCAGGCATCCTCACCATTTATACTTTCACACCAATCATAAATTTGTAAACTTCCAGATGCTACATTATCTATACCATCAACTCTAACAATAAAAAAAGCGCTAGCGTCATTTTTACGAAGTATTGTGCGTATATCTTTTTCAGTTATATCTAAACACGATTTACCCTTATATATTCTATTTCCAAAATATTTGATAATTTCATTTTTTTCTCTTGAATTAAATGGTTTTAAATAAATTATGTAATTATAATTAAACCCCTTATAATTAATTGTTCCTGTAAATTTACTTTGCCCAGTATTGTTGTTAAAATTAAGAGCAGGCATATATAAAATAAAAATATATTATATTATTTATATATGGAAAAACATAGTATATTTTTTTATATATTTTTAGGATTTGTATTATTTTTGTGTCTAATAATTTATTATCAATCTGACGCTTTTGATTTGAAATGTATTATTGCTTCAAAAGATGGAAATAGATATTGTGTAAGAGAAAGAGAAAAAATGGAATTGGCAGCAAATCTTTTAGCAGATGTTACACAAAAAATGAAAGATACCGTTAATTTTATAAAACAAAAACATCCTGAAGATCCAAGAACCAAAAGATTAGTTAATGGTTTTAATCCTAAAAAAATAAGTGAAACATTACCAACAAGTGAACTTACGGCTTTCAGTGAAAACAAAGGAGAAAAAATAGCATTTTGTTTAAATAAATCTAAAAATGGAACTAAATTAATTGATATAAATACACTAACATTTGTAGCCCTTCATGAATTATCTCATATAGCAACTGAATCTGTTGGACATAAACAAGAATTTTGGCAAAATTTTAAATGGGTGTTACAAAATGCAAAAGAAGCTGGTATTTATTCACCAGTTGATTATAAAAAATATCCAGAAGAATATTGCGGTATGACAATTAATGATAATCCATATTATGATTTAG